ACATCCCACCACAGGATCAAGCTTTACAGCAACAACAGATTCTTCAGCAAAATGTCCAAAGGGATTTAATTAACAAGGGTATGCTTGCCGGTGGTGCACCCAACTCTTATTTCCCTGGCACCATGCTTCAGGCACAAGGTCTTGAAAATGTCGCCCTGCGTAGTGCTCTTGAAGATGCCTTAAATCCACAGCAATATGACATCGCTGGTATCGGTCGTCAGATGGGGGCTATAGTCGGTGTCTAATCCAGGTCCCTTTCAAGCACTGTTACATGGTGGTAGACAAGTGTTACTTGGCGCACGTAAGAGTGCGGAATCAAGCAAAGCAGCAAACGAAGCATATCCAAGTGTTTTAAATCTTGCCAGTCCTTACAAAAAAGAATTAGCAAGTAGGGGTGTTTCTTTTAAGGAGACTCCTCTTCAAGCAGTTGGTGCTATGGCAGCACGTATTGCCACAGACATCACCAATGATGGTACACGTGGTGTTTATTGGCGGTACAACCATCCGCTTGCAATACTTGAGAAAGGAATTGAAAAGACCATTGGTAAAGAAACTTACAAGGAGCTGGGTCCACTAAAGACCGGTCTGATTGGTTCCGCTATTGCGTTACCAGCCACAGCACTTGCAGGTAACTATGACATTACCAATGTCGGCGAGATGTTTCGTCCCAAGGGATACGCTCAGAGTTACGCAGAAGAAGGTTCAGAAGATCGTAGGGAAACCACTCAACCAGGTCTTGAATTATTTGAACGTTTCTTTTTGGGTCGCTCCGGCCGACCACTAAAATATGAAACAGCAAAAGAAGATATTCCTGACTTAACGCCTGAGCGTTATAGTCAGTTTATGCGGAATTATTATCAAGACAAAGGTCTCATGGGGCTAGTCAAAGCCACACCTGAGAACTTAGAAGGCGTCCCAGAGTTACGTGTCCTTGGTTACCCCGTAAACATAGCCTCAGCCACAACAGCGGCTGCTGGCTTAGCTGGTACCGCAGCAGCAATCAGGACAGCTCCTGGACCCAAGCAGGCCTTCCGTAGGGGCATTGTTGGCGCAGGCTTAGGTTCTGCTGCTGGTGCTGCGATTGGTACCGTTATCAACGAAGCAATCGCACAAGGTAATCGACCAAGATTACCAACGCTTGTTGAATACCAACAAGATATGCAGTGATAGAATTTAATTAATGTAATACATGTATAGATGGCCCTTACTCCCGAACAGTTAGCTGCATTACAAGCAGGTGTTGACCTAGGGGGAGTTAACACTTATGGTGCGCGTTCACCTCTTGAGGATATAACCCTTAAGCAAAGGCGTTCTGTAGCAGGTACGTCACAACCCTTTTTAAGTGACGTTGATATTACACAGCAAAACGTACAAGCTTCTCGTTTTAATAACGCAAAAGATTTTGCGCAAGAACAACTTACACGTGCTCGCGCAGCATTGGGTCAATTGCCAGGGACGTTACAAAATATTCCTATGGGCCGCGTTGGTTTAATAGGCGGTACCATCGCTCCTGTATTCACCGCAGTAGAAGAAGCACAAGCTGGCCGTCCAACAGGCGCTTTAGGTGCTCTTGGTGGAGGTTTACTGGGTTCTGCTGTTGGTGTTGGTTTAGGTAAGGCTGTTCTTGGTGGAGTTGCCAAAGCTCCTGGCATTGTTGGTCTACTAGGTAAATTAGGGCAAGCTGCTTTGCCTGTAGCTGGTGGCATGATTAGTGGTAATATTGGAGCACAGCTAGCTGAAAGTACCAAGCGTTCTTTAACTGGTGATCCTATTACTGGGAAAGATGATTTAAAAAATCAACTTGCTGAACAGTATTTAATGGCTGATCAAGGACTTGATTTATTTGGTCGTGCTCAAGGAATTCAAACCAGCAATATTAAAGATTTACGTTTGTTCAATAGTGAGCAAGATTATCTTGATATGCAAAGGATGAATCCTTTGATTCAAAAGATGAACAATGCTAACCTAGTACGTCAGCAAGCATTGATGGCTACACAAGGCCAACAGTATGCGATGCTTGGAACCTTGGCAACCGCTGGTAAACTAGCAACAGGCAGTCAGGCTGAGATGGGTGCAACGTTACGTACTGCATTGCAATCTAATCCTTACGCAAGTGCTAACCTTCAAGCACCTAGTATCGCATTCGGGTAAATAACATGGCATCTGCTTCTTCACAAGCTTTTGGTAATCTTCTTGCTAGTGGGTTCCAGGGTTTTGACCCAAATTACAGTAACGCGTTTAGAACTAAACTAGATCCCACGGTAACCACACCGGTAACACTACTAGAGCCTCCACAAGGAATATCTAGTAATATGGGTGGATTTGGTGGTCAGGATTTTCAAGCTGCTGTCAATGCAGCTAATGCTATTCCTGATGAAACTGCACGTAGCATGGCCATGGCTCAGCTTTTTGGTAATCAAATGAGACAGCAAAGTGACAATCAGCTGTTAGAGAATTATTCTAAGATTTTAGATATGACTGAGCAAAGGCAATTCGCTAACCGATTAAAAGCAAGACCCCTTGAATTTCAAGAGTTAGTAGCTACAAACTTACTTAAAACAATTACTAATATTCCTGGTCAAATTGCAAACGCAGGGCAGATGTATGGCCGAGAAGCTGCAACTGCTTTCGGAAGACAGACAGAGAATTTTCAAGCACCTCAAGTGGTAAAATACTTTTAGGAGGTTGATTAGATGTTTGGTTCTTTTTCTGGTTTTAATCCCGCCATTTTTAATCCGGCTTCTGCATTTGGTGGGCTAGGGGCGGCTGCTGGTGCAGGTGGAGCTGCTGCTGGTGCAGGGGCGGCTGCTGCCGCAAGTGGAGCTGCTGCCGCAGGTGGGTCTGCTGCCGCAGGTGGGGCTGCTAGTGGATTGCTTGGGTTGGCAGGAGGCCCTGTTGGCTTAATTGCTGGTGGGCTCATGAGTCTCTATGGTGCTGGTGCGGCTACCCAAGCAGCAGAAGCTTCTATGAAGAATGCACAACGCCAAGCAAAAATTGGCTTTGTTGCTAACCTGGCAGGCCAAGAATTTTTAAAAAACCAAGAGTACGGCAGAGAGATGCAATCCCTTAGGGATAAAGCTAGTGCCAGGCAAGCTGGTTATTATGGACCACAGGATTTTGAAAATCTTTTAAACACGCGTGGCGTCACTGCTTCTGCTGCTAGAAAAGATTTGTATGGCCCTATTTATCGGAGAACATAATGAGTAGTTTTCTTGGTGGTATTTTTGGGGGTCCTGATGCGCCAGACATGGATCCGGATGCACAGGAATATTGGAAAACAATATTCAGCAATGATCGCCTAGGTGAAAAAGAAGAAAACAGGCTTTCTGATTTATTTCAATCAGTGCTTTCCTCTGGGACTGACCCAAGCCAGGCAGCTTTTGATATTGCTACAATAGGAAAAATGTATCCTAAATCAAGAACTTTCCAACCTGGAGGCAGAACCTGGACTGATGCTTATAAAGCAACTTATAGCCCTTCCAAAAAAGAAGCCTTGGATAAGGCACAGCAAACTTATCTTTCCGCCCTGGGAAGAGTAATGAATCCTGAAGAACGTGAATATTTCAAAAAAGAAAGCCCTTCTCTGCAAGAGATAGCTGGTATGGCCTACTCAAATCCTGCTAGTAATTTTGCGCAGGCGGAAACTCCTTCTGAGGAGGCGGTATCTGCAATGTACGGGCGACTTGTACCAACAAAAGATCCCAATACGGGAGCAGTTGGTTTTACAGGTGCTCGTTATGGGCTAAAGATCGATCCTCTTGTGTATCGAGGTTAGTAAAAAATGGCAAGCAATGAACAACAAATAAGAGATGCGCTTAAAGGCAGGGATACATTAAATCTTGCTGGTTTAAATCTAATCAAGAAAAAGCTAGGTATAAAAGGCGGTGTGATACCCATAGCTAAGTCTATGGGCATTGATGTTAGTTATGGTGCAAGAGAGGGTGGTAACTCTTCCCCTGTAGACGTACCTGGTTTTGGTGATTTTTCTTCCGAGGAGTTTTTAACCCCTGGTGCATACCAAGGCACATTAGCTCAGAACCTCGGAGTTTTAAATGCTCAGAGTTCTATTGATGTAGCCAAAGAAAACGGTAAATCGCTAATAGCTGTTGAAAGGATAAAGAAAAACACTGCTTTAGGATTAGGTGCATTAAATCTTGAAGGTACTAAGTATTCTTCGGATAGAGAGTTAGAAGGTGTCCTAGGAGCTGAAAATATTCGCGCCAAAGGTGCCATTGATTTACAAGGTATTATCAACGCCGGTGCAGCAAACGTTGAAAATATTCGTGGTGAATACGGTATTAAAGGTAAAAAAATTGATCGCAGTACCGCCATCCTTGGTAGTCTTGTTTCCGCATTCAACTTTTAACAGATAAGGTATCTTATAATTTAAGAAGTTAAATCTCGGAGTTATGGCTAATCAAAGTGGATCCAATCAAGGTGTATCCAATCAAGGTGTAGCTGGCAACACTGGTGCTGACGCTGCTGTTAATCTTGTCGAGTTCCAACAACTGCTTGATCGTCTTGAAGGCTCCAAAAAGCGTCAAGTGCGTCAAAAAGCTGTTGAAGATCGTCGCGGTACCTTTGCCCAAGGTATGGCTGGCATGATGAGTAATTTCTGAGTAGGATTATTTAGATGGCTATCGATCCAGCACCAACTTACGAAAATGATGATTGGTTTGATCTTGACAAATATCGTCAAGCAGCTGGCGTAGCTTACGATTTTTCCAAAAAGAAAATGGAGGACCAGGGTGCACAGCAAAGGGAAAGTCTCGGAAAGAGCGCCCAAGAACAGCGCACAAGCGCAGAACAAGCCCAGCGTTTCGGCGAATCAGACGAAGCACGAGACTACGGGCAGTCCCAACGAGCGTATCGATATTGAGGTATTTGACTACTGGCTTGAAGGCCTGGATGTTCCTACCTTAGATTCGTTTTATTCTTTTGCTAAAGACACGTTCTCCCCTATTCAAGTTTACCTGTACTCCAGGTTCCTTGGGTATCGCGGCAGCATAGTTGCTGCGGAAGCATGGGTAAACAATAAGTTCCCAAAACCTAATCACCTTAAAATCTTGCTCTCAGAAATTAGAGAGATGCAGGAAGACATCCGTAAACTACGAGAAGATATTGAAAACTTTGCAGTAAAAAGAGATGTAGGTGTTGCGCGTATTGCAAGCCTACAAAAAGAATTACGCAGCACCATTTCTCAGGTTGATTCCTTTACTTCATCCAGGGACAACAAGGGTTTATTGATGGCTGGCGCAGACCGCGCAATTCGAGAGTTAATGTTAATCTTCAAAGACGATCCTATTGAAGGTCCATTGCATGAAGCATCGATGAGTGTATGGGCTAAGATGCAATTCGAGGATTAATTTATGGACTATAAAGCTAACAAGCCAACCGCTGGTTTTATTACCCCAGCAGACATATTTAGTATGGTCCAAAGACTACAAAAAAACAGTGGTGATCGTCCACTTCAAGCACGTAGTTCAGAACCCAAAAAAACAGATGCACCTACCCCTGGCGACCCCGATAAATTTCAAGAGTTGTTAAATGTTTCCCGTAAGCCAGAAGCTCGTTCTGTTTAATGAATAAACCCAAAACACCTCTTCAATTAATAGCGCATTTTAAAAATACAGAAACTAAAAAGGAAGACGGATCTGACATGAGTGATACGGAGAAACGTAAGGTTGCCTTGGATAAAGCAAGGCAATACAAGAAGCAAAAGAACGATAAATAAGAAAGTAAGTTAGTATGCAGTTAAAGGCTGTTGGCTAACGTGGCTTCAAATCTTCATCTTGCATATAGACGTAACGCACAAGCAGCCGCTAATAATCACAAGATACGCAAACATAAAGATGAAGACTCATTGATTAGAGCAAGAGATGATTTTGCTTTTTTCTGCGAGTACATTGATCCCAAAAAGAAACCAGCGAAGCACCACCTTGAATGGCATCAACATCTGGTAACAAACCAAGACAGTGATTGTTTACTCAAGATTGCTGGACCAAACCTAGACCTACTTGCCAGCAGGGGTTCAGCCAAATCAACAGTCTTGGGTTTGCTTGCAGCATGGTCTATTGGTGTTCACACCACAGCGAAGAAACCGCTTCAAATTCTTTACTTGTCCTATACGGTTGACATTGCTCGCTCTAAGTCGGCAACCATTAAACGAATTATTGAAAGTAAACGGTATCAAGAAGTATTTCCGTCTGTACGACTTCTTAAGAACGTAACCAGCAATGAATATTGGTCAATTGATTATCGTTTTGCGGGTATTGAAAACACAGGTGATGAACAGTTTACTTTGTGTGCCGCAGGCCTAAAGGGATCAGTTACATCCAAGCGTAGTCATTTAGTTTGTATCGATGACCCTATTAAAAGTAGTGCCGATATTTCTAACCCAGATATCAGGCGCACAATGCAAGATAACTGGAACGCAGTTATTGCGCCAACGATGTTTGAAGGTGGTCGAGCAATTTGTCTAGGTACCAGATTTAGGCATGATGACATCCATGCAACCACTTTTAATGAGCAAAATAATTGGCGTCAGATTGTTCTATCTGCAATCAACAATGATCCCATCACGGGAGAAGAGCAGTCCTATTGGCCAGAGATGTGGTCCCTTGATTACTTGAAGGAAAAGAAGAGGCAGGCACCTATTGCTTTTTCTTTCCAGTACATGAATCAGATTGTCAGGCAAAATGAATTGTCGCTGACGCCGGAAGTTATTGTTAAAGCTGAAATAGCAACTGAATTTGATGCTCTTGGTATTGGGGTTGACCTCTCCGCTGGAATCAAAGAAAAGAATGATTACACGGTGATGGTATTGGGTGGTCGCATTGGCGATCAGATCCACATCATTGATTACAGGCGACTACGTGTGATGGGTAACTTGGAGAAACTAGATGAGTTGAAAGAGCTTTTAAATGACTGGTCTGTTATTGGTAAGGATGAAGGTGGAATGTATTTTCCTACCTATTCAACGTGTGCTATTTGGTCTGAAGCAGTAGCCTATCAGGCTTCTTTGGAATCAGACTTCAAAAGAGTTTGCTTAAATAATGAAGGACTATACAACTTAAATTGGCATCCCGTAAAAGCTTTTAGGGCAGATAAACTGGCAAGATTCCGTGGCATCATGGGTATGTTTGAAGATAGAAAGATCATTTTTAATCGTTATCGAAACTTTACGGCAATGTTTGAAGAGTTGACTAACTTCGGTGTAAGCAGTCACGATGACTGTGTTGACGCCCTGGTCTGGCTCGTTACAGGCTTGATGCGTAAAGGGAATCTTCAGATTGATTTTTAGATAGTAAAATATAGAAAAGTATTTGACTGATGGGCCCGGAATATTTTGCTCTCGTCCTAACGGCGGTAATATCCTCAATTGGAGGTGGGAGCTGGGTGGCAAACAAGATACTTTCACGTGCAAGCGATAGGGTTAAAACAGTGTACGAATTGTTAAGTAAGCAAGAGAATCGTTTAAACTCATTAGAAAATCAAGTGAGCCGGCTCCCCTTGGAATACGTTCTCAAGGTTGACTTCTTAAGGGAAATCCAGGAAATGCATGATAACTTTAGGCAAATCAACCTTAAGCTTGATAAGCTAGTGGAAAAGCTTTTTACAAAATGACAAGTTACACTGTGGAGGTTCAAGAAAATGAACAAGGGGAATTGTTCATTGAGTTTCCAGATGAACTAATTGATGAGCTTGGATGGAAAGAAGGGGATATTCTTAATTGGGATTTGAAGGGCGAGGGTATTGTATTGAGCAAAGTACATGACCCTTCTGGTTACGAAGTAAAAGAAGAGTAAAATAAAAACAACAGGTTTGAAAAAAATGTTTAATTCCAATCCATTGCAAAAGAGTGTTCAAGCTGGATATATTGGGAATGCCGGTGCACCGGATACTACAGTTGCGGGTACATGGACACGGGATCCTTTCCCACCAGGGCAGCAGCCAGGGGTTAATCAACTTTGGCGTCGTGGAATGGATAACACTCCAACTGGGCAACGGATAAAAAATCTTCGTGATGTCATGGA